GAGAATGAGTGCTGATCATATTACTCTCCTTGAAAACGAGTTAAGAATTGGCTAGTGTGAAAGCCAAGGAACAGGGAAAATACTACGATACCTACTAAGGCTAGGCGTGGCGCGTCGTCCCACATATGAGCACCAAAGAACATGATGCCCGTTGTTAGTACAAAGAATACCGATAGCTCGGATATGATTATGTGTTTGTCTTTCATTTGAATTGCCCTCCTTTGTTGTTGATACCCTTCAGGTCTTCAGGGTCGGTGATTAGCATGTAGTTACTCTTGTGCATGGGCACGATGGTTCGTCTGACTTGGTTTGCTACCTTATCTCCGCATGCCATACATACAGGCCGTGTCATCTTAGCCCGATGCGGTTCTACCCTTACGCTATAACACGATGTGCATATAGGTAAGTACTGTTCGTTGATGTTCATAGTCTCCATCCTCTGCCGTATGATCTGCTAGGCCCACCGCCCTGCAATAAGGTCTTGGTTTGTTGCAATGGTGTAAGTAATGAGTAAGGCCCCAATACATCTTGGCTGTTAGGTACAACCGATTTGAAAGTTGGGTTTAATGTTTGCTTGTTGTGCAAGCCGATGATTCTGTGGGTACGCATAGTTTTCTCCTATCGATTATGGGTTGTTGATAGTACTGTGTTTGACAACAGGTAATCTTTGTTTGCATAGTACCTAGATATGCCAACCTCAGGGTCTTCGCCGTCCAAGGGATTGTCTATTGGGGCATCGAACACGTAGGGCATGTCGTCTTCGTCATCGTCAAAGATAAAGTATTGAATGCTCATGATTTTCTTTCAGTGATTGATTTGAATACAACGTACGTACATTATACATCTGCAATTATCCAAATGTATAGTGCAATTATCCAAAAATTTAGGGGCTTGGATAATTCGATTTGGAAAGCATGCCTCTGCGATGCGCATGGATGCTAGCTCTCCGTGTGTGTATAGGGTAAACCCTTGCTGAATTAGCCAATTATCCAAAAATTCTGAAGGGTCAGAGCTTTTATTGAAGTGGCTTTTATGATGGGCATTAAGCACCGCATTTGACATAGCCTCTCTTAATTATTTTAAAGAAGGTCTGACCCTCTAAAATAGTGGATAATTGGATAATTGGATAATTAGGATACATAAGTGGTTGATTTATATACGTTTTGCTAATTATCCACGTGCCTCTTTTTTAAGCAGGGCTTGGATAATTGGATAATTGCAAATTAAGCCTCGATCTGAGCTTCTTGATTACGAACGGCATGAGCCTTGGAAACTGCATTGATGATCTCAGTACAGACCGCTTTCATTTGCATGAGCATGGACAATTTAGCATTGGACACAAGCGAGCCAGTCTTTTTATCCATGCGATATCCGCCAGACTTGGACAACTTTACAGTCATGATCTTGGCTTCTAAGAGATCAGGCAAAGACTCGAACGATGCACGATTAGAGATAACGATGGGCTCACCAAGGTTGATAGCTAACATCTCGCCAAGAGGACGATAGTTAGAATTCATGCAGTGTTGAGCAACTTCTACGAAACCAGTCTGCGATGCGCTCTCACGGATTGCAGTGCCTACCTTACCACGAACATTTAAGCAAGCAGTCAAAGCGGACGATGATGCTTGGCGAACTACGGATAATTGACGATCAGCCTTGGTTTTGCCGTCGACATTGATGATGATTGGGTTGATTGTGATGTTTGACATGGTGATCCTTTGATTGATTGAGTTAAGAGACATTATGTACACCGATGCACGATGCACAATGATGTCCCCTATTGCTAGGGGTGTACAGTTATGCTGATTTTTTGTTCTTGGTATCAGCGAAATAAGACCTCAATATTCATTTAAGTTAATATTTACTTGCTGATGCTGTCGTTACATCAGGCCTCGGCACAGCATGGGATTTGCACCCTCTACCGCACAGTTAAGTATAAGCACTACCTCTATGTTGCAAAGACTTAGGTTACTCAGTATGACAACGTGTACTTTACTGCTACACACTCTCACGGCTTCGCTCCATTCGCATCGCATAGCGGGTTACCTACCTACTAACGCCCTTGCTACAAATCCAAGGGAAATCCCGTGACTTCTGGCTTGCTAGACCATACGCCCTAGAATTGACACAAATAATAAATTTTTAATGATCTTGGTGGTAACGAGGTTTCATACAAGCAAGTCACCGTAGCGACACGCCAGCCCCTTAGGGAAAATCCACCTCTGCAAGACGATGCTTGCTACACCATAGGGCAGTTGCCTACTCGCCAACTTCGCTCACCCTACACCATAGGGGATTTGCCTACCCCACCCATGGCCCCAAGGGGCCGAGGCCCCGCCCCCCGTCCTTGGGGCGCGCTCTTACAGCAGGAACAAAAAAATAGAAAACTAAGGGTTTACCCTATACACACAACGTATTCAATGTGATATACTGCGTAAAAAGGAGAACTAAATGATGACACGACGCAATTTTTTTATTCATGATGACCTGTATCATGAGTTGCAAGAGCTAGCAAAAGAACAAAGGGTAGCAACATCTCATATACTGCGAGTTGCCCTTACTAAATATTTGGCGGCAGTTAAACGCGCCAAGGAAGACAAGAAAAATGGTTGATATTCCAGATGGCCCACTGTCCAATACGCCAGAGTTCACATCATTTCCATCAGTTCCCGAAGAGTTAATTAACTCGATTGCATTGGGGCTAGAAGACGACCTTATAGTGGTTAGTCGATATGGCATGTCCGTGGAAGAATTTAGAGAATTGGAAAGCCAACCTTGGTTTATGATGCGCGTTGCCCAGTTGCGCAGTGAGTTTGAGAAAAATGGCATAACGTTTAAAGCAAAAGCAGGCTGGATGGCCAATGATTTGCTCCATAAAGTCTATATACAAGCTAGTAGCCCCGATGCACCGCTGTCTCAAGTGCATGATGTTCTCAAAACATTAATAAAAGCAAGCGGTTTAGAGCCAAAAGAAGAGCGTTATAGTGGTTCAAGTACCAGTTTTAGCATCCAAATTGACCTTGGAGAACAGTCCGTAAACATCTCAAATACACCCGAAATAATTGAAAATTCAACAAAATTACTGCAAAAATGAGCAAATTTAAGCCAACTGACACCCAAAAAGCCTTTATGTTGACAGATCAGTATGTACGCGTACTGGCAGGGCCCGTTGGAGGAGGAAAGTCAGTTACGTGCGTGCATGAACTGGTACGATTGGCTTGTGGCCAAGCCCCGAATGCCAAAGGAATAAGAAAAACTAGAGCGGTTATTGTTAGGAACACGGCTGACCAGTTAGCGCTTACTACCAGAAAGACTGTATTTGATTGGCTACCCCCTGGAGAAGCGGGAGTATGGAAGGCGGTAGAGAAAACTTTTATTTTGAAAGCTAAACTTTCAGACAATACTGAAGTGGAATCTGAATGGCTGTTCATTGCCTTGGATACTCCCGACGACGTTAGGAAAGCGCTGTCGCTTGAGACAACGTTTATATGGGGTAATGAATCTCGAGAGTTAAACTCCGAAGTTGTAGATGGTTTGCTTGGTCGTTTGAACAGGTATCCGTCTATGAAAGACGGCGGGCCAACAAGATCGTGTGCGCTGTTTGATACGAACATGCCAGATGAGGATACATGGTGGCACGATAAGATGGAGAACCCTCCCAGTAACTGGTCAATCCATATACAGCCAGCAGCGATACTTAAGCCGACGCGTTACACAGAGATGTATGGAGAAGAACCCCCCGAAGTCTTGCTCGATAAGGATGATGAGGAATGGTGTGTTAACCCAGAAGCGGATAACTACGACCACCTGCCAAAACAGTACTACCCCAATTTGATTCCAGGTAAAACGGAAGATTGGTTGCGGGTTTATTTAAGGTCAGAATATGGCCGTTCACTGTCTGGAACACCAGTATATGAAAAAACTTTTACGCATGACTTTCATGTAGCGAAGGAACCGATTAAATATATTCGTGGAGATAGCTACACCATAACTATTGGCATAGACTTTGGAAGAACACCTGCGGCGGTGTTTAAACAAAGAGATGCGCGAGGTCGAGTGATTACGTTAGGGGAGGTTGTTGGGGAAAATATGGGCATCGAGACGTTTCTTAATATTAAACTCAACCCGTACATAGCGAACAACTTTGCAGGGGCGGCGTTTGTTTGTGCGCCAGATCCAGCGGGGTTTGCCAAACAGCAGTTGAATGAAATGAGTTTAGTGGATGTTTTAAAGAGAGCTGGGTTTAAATGCGTGCGCCCCCCTAGCAACAACCCAGAAATTAGGATACAGTCCGTGGAACGTCTCCTCAGTGCGCAGATAGATGGTAAAGCGTTGTATCTGATAGACCCGTCGTGCGATATGCTCATTAAAGGATTCCGTTATGGGTACAGGTATAAGATAAAAAAGAACGGGGAAATTGAAGATCGTCCTGACAAAAACGAATTTTCGCATGTCCATGACGCTAATCAGTATGCCGATGCTGTTTTGGACATGAATGTTAGGGGGGTAGCGCTGAATACTGGTAGACGCAAAATTACGAAAGTCAGCTATAATTATTGACACAAATGGTTGACCGTGTGATAGGATAGTGGTACATAACGTCATGTTGGGCCCTCATGAATCAAAATTTAGGCATTAGTTTGGGCGGCATCCTTCCTGCTATGTCTGCGAAAGATGTTGCTAAAGACGAAAGAGATAAGGCGCAGCTCGCGCAGGCGCAGCCATTAATTAAATCTTTATCGACTTACGTTCGAGGACGTTGGGTCGAAGCTCGTAAAGCCAAAGAGCAGACAGTTGAGATGCGCATGTTTAATGCCGTCCGCGCTCGCCGTGGTGAGTATGATCCTGATCGGTTGAGTAAAATTCGCGAAACAGGTGGGTCAGAAATTTATATGATGCTGACATCAAACAAATGTCGAGCGGCATCAAGCTGGTTACGCGATGTGTTGTTAGGTAGTGGGTCAGATAAACCTTGGACAATTGAGCCAACTCCAGTTCCCACTCTACCAGCCGATGTAATGGAAGAACTGCGTCAAGCTGCTACAGAACAGATGACCCAGGTTATTCAGACTACAGGAAAGCCGCTACCGCCTACCCAACTACGTAAATATCTTAATGAACTTCGTGAAGAATACCTCTTTAATATCCAAGAAGAAGCCAAGTTTAAGACGCGGCAGATGGAAGCTAAGATGGAGGATCAACTTATCGAAGGCGGATTTATACGCGCATTGGATCAGTTTCTTGATGACATCACCACATTTCCAGCAGCATTTCTTAAAGGCCCGATTGTTAGACGCAAGCCAGTGATGAAATGGAATCGTGATGCGGCAGGCGGATATCAGCTTAGTATTCAAGATGATTTGGTTTTGGAGTGGGAACGGGTTGATCCGTTCATGATTTATCCATCTCCATCTTCCATGGGCGTTGACGATGGCTATTTAATTGAGCGCCATAAGCTTAGACAAACAGACCTTGAAGCTATGATTGGAGTGGAAGGTTATGATGATGGAGCGATCCGCATGGTGCTTGATAGCTATGGCCGTGGAGGTTTGCAAGAATGGTTAATTGTTGACTCTAGCAAAGCACAAGCTGAAGGTAGAAGTACAGTTGCAGTCATGCAAAACTCGGAGCATTTAATTGATGCACTACAGTTTTGGGGCCCCGTATCTGGCTCGATGTTGCTTGATTGGGGGCTTACTGAAAAAGAAGTTACCGATAAAGCAAAGCAGTATTACTGTGAAGCATGGTTGATTGGCGAATACGTTATTAAAGCGTCGCTGAACTACCACCCCATGGGGAAAATGCCTTACTTTAAAGCGTCTTTTGAAGAAATTCCAGGGACGTTTTGGGGTAATAGTACATACGATCTAATCAAAGATTGCCAAGACATGTGTAACAGCGCGGCTCGCGCATTGTCTAACAACATGGGTATTGCCTCAGGCCCACAAGTAGTTGTAAATATTGACCGCATCCCAGCGGGAGATGACATTACTAACCTTTATCCATGGAAAATTCACCAAGTTACTAGCGATCCAATGGGGTCAAGCGCTAAGCCAATTGACTTTTTCCAACCTAGTTCTAACGTGCAAGAGTTGCTTACAACCTACGAAAAGTTTTCTGTGCTGGCCGACGAATATTCGGGTATACCCCGATATATGACTGGCGCATCTCCTGCTGGTGGTGCTGGCAGAACAGCTTCTGGTATGAGCATGCTTATGAGCAACGCCAATAAATCCATGAAGCAAGTGGTGTCCAATATTGACAACCATGTTATGACTCCCTTGCTAAATCGTTTGTATTTCTACAACATGAAATACTCGGAAGATCAAGAACTCAAAGGCGATATTAATGTTGTGGCAAAAGGCGCAATTGGTATCGTTGCCAAAGAAGCCGCGCAAGTTCGCCGCAATGAATTTTTGCAAGCAACGGCTAATTCAATTGATATGCAAATCATGGGTATTGAAGGTAGAGCCACTCTTTTAAGAGAGACAGCCCGTGATTTGGATATAAATCCTGACGAAGTTGTGCCACCTCGAGAAATGTTCCGAGTGTCACAGCAAGTGAACCAGATGTTGCAGCAAAATGCTGCAATGGCTAACCCTGCCGCTCAAATGCCCCAAGGACAGCCACAAAGTCAACCCCAAGGAAGCCCAACCATGAACCAGCAAACACTGACTAATGGCGCTCCAATTACGGATCATTTTTCCTAAAGGTTGACAAAGCGCTTTGATTAATGTACAAACCTATTATTGAAGGAGTTATTCCATGAGTAGAGCAGACACCCCCGCTGGTAAACACGGCGGATCAAATCCAAAAAGCACTAGCGGTTCGCGTGCAGACACTCCTGCGGGCGCCCCTGGAGGTACTGTAAGCACAGGCATGAAATCTCCTCGTGAGACTTCTCCTGGAGCTATTTATCCTGGTTGCGGAAAACCGACTATTAAAGCGTTGCATTTAGCAACTTCAAGTGCTTCAGCCATGAAGAGAACGGTGGATTAAATGAAAGCATCAAAAAGCTTTAATAAAGGCATGAAAGTTAAACGTTATGCCGATGGCGAGTACGTTCAAGACGACGAACCGCAATTTAAAGTAACTCCCGCGATGATGGCAAAATCTGAAGCTTCTCTTTCGGCTGGTTTAGAAAAAGAATCTGGTTCCGAAAACAAAGCTGAAGATAAGCCAGAATTTAAATCTTTTAAAGAAGCTTATGCTTGGAATAAAAAGAACAATGGGCAAGGTTCTACTTTTGATTGGCAAGGCAAAAAGATTAAAGTTCAAGATGCCGTAACTCCAAAAGAAGTTAAACCAGCAAAGTCTACTGTTGATTCTGGTATGGCTTCTCGTGCTGTGACAATGGCTAAAAAATCAGACATGCCAATTTCTGAAAATCGCAAAAGCGATTACGAAGAAGCTGAAAAAATGCTTAAAAATCAACCAGCAGGTACAAGCCAAGCGGCTACCGATGCCTTGATGAAATTGCGTGATAGAGCTAAAGCAACGTATGAAAAAGCGGCTGCTTCGGAAAAAGCAGGAACATCTATGGTTCGCTTGAAAAGCGGTGGCATGGTTAATTCCTATAAAGCTAAATCACACGGAAAGTGCTAATGCACAGGCCAGATTCGCAAGAGCTTAATGCAATTGCACGTATTTCAAAATCAACGGATGGGGAGGTCTTGATAAAATACCTTCAAACCGAACTCGATACGTTGATGGCAACTTTGTTGGATTCGTCTGACGCAAATACCCCTAGAGTCCAGGGGATGGGCAAAGAATGTCAAAACATTCTTGGTCTACTTAGGGAAGCCCCTAAGATGGCAGAAAAACTCCGAAAAGCCTAAGGTTTGGCCTGGCAGATCGGTTTGTAAACACGCCTAAAGCGAAAGCTCGGCACAAGGAGTATTTATGGCATTGCCTAAACAGGTACAGAAACAAGCGGATGAGTTAGCAGCGTACGAACAGCAGGTTCTAGATGCCAGAGAGGCAAATGAACCTAAGCCAGACGAAACCACTAACACGGAGGCTAAATCTGAATCAGTTGAAAATGCCCCGCAATCAGTAGACAACGCTCCAAAACCAACTGGTGATGATGACGCAAGTTTGTGGCGACAACGATACCAATCTTTGCAAGGTCAGTTCAACAGTCAAGTGCCAGCCTTGCAACAGCAAGTAAAGCAATTGACGGACACGGTGGGAAGTCTAACCGAGAAGCTCGAAAAACAAGTGGCGCAACCGCCCAAAGTTGAAGAGCCAATCGAACTGGTTACGAAAACTGATGTGGATGCTTTTGGTGAAGACTTGGTAGATTTAGCGAGGCGCATAGCTAAAGAAGAATTTGGCAAACGCGAATCAAAATATCTCCAGCAAATAGATGCACTAGAAGGTAAATTGACGGAGGCAACGGGCCAAGTCGGTGAGGTACAACAGACGCAAGCAGCGGCGACTACAGAACGGTTTTTTGAAAACCTAAATCAGCAGTTGCCAACTTGGGAAAAAATTCAGTCAACTACTGAATGTCAAGATTGGTTAGGTACTAGGATTCCTGGTGTCAATCTAACTTGGAACCAAGCTTTATTAAACGCTGCAAATAGTCGAAATGTATCAGCCGTCATGGAAGTATTCAATGCGTTTTTTGAACGCTATCCTGCATACGACCCTAAGACTCAAGGACAGACCCAAACTAGCGCTCGACAAGAGTTGAATCGTCAGGTAGCCCCAAGTAAGTCTTCGGCTTCTAGCTCGCAGTCTACGCAAAAACGCGTGTATACCGCTCGTGAATATGAGCAGGAAAGCATGAAAATAATGCGTTTAATGCAACAAGGCAAGAATGAAGATGCTAGGCGCTTGGAGGCAGAACTAGATGCTGCTGCTGCCGAAAGTAGGATTCGTCCTTAATTTCGTCGGGGCGGTGTGTTAACAAACTGAAATTTTTGGAGTCTTAAATGAGCACAATCACCCCAGCAGCCGTAATGGCTGTACAGTCCCCCTTTAATACGAGCCCTTCGTATTCAGGTACGTTTATTCCCACGATATGGTCTAGCAAACTCAATATCAAATTTTATGCTGCAACAACATTTGGTGATATTTCTAACACCACTTGGGAAGGCGACATTAAAAATATGGGCGATAAAGTTATTATTAATAACATCCCAACAATTTCTATCAATTCTTACACAATTGGTCAGAGTTTGTCTTACCAGGTTCCCACACCTAACTCTATCGAACTTCAAGTTGATCAAGGTTTTTACTTTGGTGTAAACGTTTCTGACGTTCTTGAGTTCCAAGCTCAGCCTAATTTGATGGACATCTTTACAACTGATGCTGCCAATCAAATGAAAATTGCTATTGACCGTGAATGTTTTTTAAACATCATGAGCTCTGGTAATGGTGCGGATGCTGCCAACATTGGAGCAACTGCTGGTGCTTTGAGCTCTAGCTACGCTCTTGGTACTGATGCTAGCCCAGTTGATTTGACAACCACTGTTGATACTGTATTGACAACAATTACAGCTATGAGCTCTGTGTTGGATGAGCAAAACGTTCCTGAGACTGATCGTTATTTGATTATCACTCCTACTGAACGTCAAGCATTGATGTCTTCTAAACTTGCTCAAGCCTATGTTACTGGTGACTCCGAGTCTATCCTCCGTAACGGCAAGATTGGTCGCATTGATCGTTTCGACATTTATGTGTCTAACTTGTTGCCCAAAGCTGCCGCAACCTATGATTACTTTGGTAATTCTGCTTCTGGCACTCCCAAGCGTCACGTTATTTTTGCTGGTCACAAGTCTGCTTTGACATTTGCATCACAGATTAATAAAGTTGAGTCTATTCCTAACCCCAATGATTTCGGCGTATTAGTCCGTGGTCTTGTAGTTTACGGTCGTAAGAACGTAAAGCCAACAGCTCTTGCAATGGCTGTCATTAAGAACTAAACCCCAACCCCCTTCGGGGGGTTTTCTTTTATTTTTGGAGATTATTATGTCATTATCGAGTATGCAATTGAGCATGACCGTTGGCGGAGTTGAGTACGTTACAGGTACTGGCACTGCACAATCTGGCGCTGCTCCTCTTATTGGCGCGGTTAATGTAGTTACCGCAGCTTCTGGGCAAACAGCTTTTTTACTTCCAACAGGCTATCCTATCGGCTCACCTTTGTTTATTGTTAACACAAGTGCTGTTGCTGGTGTGATTTTCCCTGCTAGTGGTGGAGCAATTAACGGCGGTTCAGCAAATGCCTCTAAAGCTCTTTCGGCAAATGATACGGCTACGTATATTCAATACGCTGCAAATCAATGGGGTTCCGCTTTAGGAGCTTAATCAAATGTCTAATTCAATGTCATTTGGGTGTTTAATCGGGGGCAATGAATTAGTTGCAGCGGCAGGAACTACTGCTGGTACAGCTACTCTTCTTCCTGGTTGTTTTAACCGCGTTACTAGCGCAACTGGCGGAAGTGCTACGGGAGTTATTCTTCCTTCCACATTTCCCTTGGCTTCGCAGTTGTACGTGATTAATGAAACTGCTGTTACGATTACTGTTTATCCTCCAACTGGTCATGCGCTTAACGGCGGCTCAGCAAATGCTGGCGTGACTATTGCGGCCAACGGATGTCGTAAATTTATGAACCATACAGCTACTCTTTGGGCGGCAATGTAAGGTTATGGAAAAGCTCCCACGGGGGCTTTTTCTGTGTTAACATTTAGCTACTTTTCTTTTAAGGTTGATGTATGGCAACGATTCTAGCTAGTACCCTCATTACTAACGTTTCCACCATTCTGCAAGATGTAACGAATGTTCGTTGGCCGACTGCGGAACTATTGACTTGGTTAAATGATGGCCAGAGAGAAATTGCTTTATATAAACCTAATGCGTTTATTACCAACGCTGCTGTTCAACTTGTGGCTGGCACAAAACAAACACTACCTTCCACTGCTGTGTCTTTGGTTGATGTAGTTAGAAATCTTGGTACTGGCGGAACAACTCCTGGCCGTTCCATTAGAACGGTTTCTAGAGAAATTTTAGATGCGCAAACACCCTATTGGCATAGCGCAACTGCTGCGGCTGAAGTAATTCATTTTACTTATACTCCTTTGGATCTAAAACATTTTTATGTTTATCCGCCACAACCAGCATCAGGGCAAAATCAAGTTGAACTAATTTATGTTGCTTCGCCAACTGATGCAACTTTGAGTTCTGTAATTTCCCTTGATGATATTTATGTCACGGCTTTAATGGATTACACGCTTTACCGCGCATATAGTAAAGATGCAGAATACGCAGCCAATACAACTTTGGCAGCGGCTTACTATCAACAATTCATGGCAATTGTGCAAGGTAAAGTTGCTTCTGAAAATGTTACTAACCCCAATCAATCTTTGGGGGCATTTAATCCTAACGTACCAGGATCGAATAAATGAGTTTAGATACTCGTCCTTACAGTGACTTTTTGCCATTTGTTCTGCCACATGTGCCGAACTGCTATGATGTGCAAGCTACGCTTGCGATCACGAATACGTGCATTGAGTTTTGTAAGGACACTTTGTTTTTGCAACAAAACCTTGATCCGATTTCCACAATCGCTGGGCAGAGCACATATGATGTTGACGTGCCTAATGGTTATGTGATGGGGCAAATGCTGGGGCTTTACTATTTGAATAGAAAGCTTGAACGCAAAAGCCAAACGGAAATGGAAAAACTTTATACCCGAAATTGGCAAGCTCTTCAAGGCACTCCACAAGTCTATACGCAATTTAATCCAGATCAGATTACGTTAGCTTATTTCCCTGCTGAAAGTGTTGCTGGAGCGTTGACTGGTCGTTTTTCTTATATTCCAACTCGTGACTCTACAGTAATTGATGGCACAGTCTATGAACGTTTTTTGGATGTTATCGTTGATGGTGCAGTTGCCCGTTTGATGGCTACGCCTAACCAACCGTATTCAAATGAAAATGGAGCAAGATTTGCTGACTTAAGATTTAAATCAGGTAGAGAGAAAGCTTTGCGCTACACTACTGATGGTTTCAACAATGCCCCAATGCGGGCTCGTTTTAACAGGATTTGGTAATGTCATCCTATATTAAACTCGTCCAAGGCGACGCAAATAATCCACAAGTTCAAGCCACTATTACGGATGATAATACTGGCGTTGTAGTTGATTTAACTTATGGAACTTGCGTTTTAAAGTTTCGGCAAGTTGCCGCAACAACTTTGACTGCCACAATATCGGGAACTATTACAAACGCAGTTGGCGGGGTAGTTGTTTTTCCTATGAGTGCTGCGTCCATGGTTGGCCCTCCTGGAGATTATGAAGGCCAGATTAGTGTTACTTGGGCAGCTCCAAGTCCAAAAGTTGGAACACAATCCGTTTATAACACATTAAGATTTAGATTGGCTCCGTCTTTCTAATGACTGATAACTACACCTATATTGCTCTAGATGTTGATTTAACGTATGTAACGTTAAAAACTCTTTTGGCGTCTCCAAGTTTAGATGCGTCAACGCAATATCAGCTTTTAGTGGCAGCCGCTATTACGGGTCATTTTGTTAGTTTTCTTACGTTTGCAGATTCATTTGGCCAAACGGATACGAAAACAATTAATGTTGGCAAGCGTTTGTTGGATTCTACTGGACAAGTAGATACGAAAACAATTAATGTTGGTAAGCGTTTGTTGGATTCCACTGGGCAAACGGACGTTAAAGCTGTTAACTTTGGAAAATTTAGATCGGATTCAAGTACTCCATCAGATACCAAAGCTGTTAACTTTGGTAAAACCAGATCAGATTCTAGTACGCCACTAGATATTAAAACTATTAGTTTTGGTAAAGCGCAAGCTGATTCAAGTACTCCATCAGATACCAAAGCTGTTAACTTTGGAAAATTTAGATCGGATTCAAGCACTCCAACAGATACTAAAACTGTTAGTTTTGGTAAAGCACAAACTGATTCAGTAACAGAATCGGATATTGTAAGTAAAAATCTTACTAAATCCCTATCTCATGTGGTTTACCCTTATGATGATTTAAATAGCACGATTATTGGGGATTTAGAACACATGCAATTTACGAAAGTAATTAGCAATGCTGTTGCCCCAACCGATACCTTTACTAGAGTTGTTGGGTTTGTTAGATCATATTCTGATTCAACTACCCCTAGCGAAAACAAACAAATTTTGTTTAGTAAAGCACTGTTTGATACTGTTACAGTAACTGATTCTTCATCTATTGCAAATACAAAAGTAACAAATGTTGGAGACTCATCAACGCTTTCAGATGTTTATCTAAAAACTTTTGGAAAAACATTAGCGGAGACTATTAGCACAAGTGATCTAAAAACAATTTCATTTTTTCGTAATTTAAATGATTCGGCTATGCCAACAGATTCCAAAACAAATTCGTTTGGAAAAAAACTAAATGACACCACAATCACATCGGATTCTGGTACATTATTTAGTCAAGGGTACTGCGACATCACGTATTTCGCAGAAGATTACGTCGGTTATTCCAGAACTTTTTAAGGAAACATCATGATTGAAGATTTTATCAATGCAACGGGTAAGTTAAATATTCAGGTTATTGATCCGAATGGTAATGTAAAGCAAGAGCAAACTGTTGATAACCTAGTTGTTACAACTGGAAAAGTATTTATTGCTTCTCGGATGGCAGGTACAACTTCTGCTGTTATGAGCCATATGGCGATTGGTACAGGCACTACCGCTGCGGCTGTAGGTGATACAGCTTTGCAAACGCAATCAGCTATTGTTTCTTTGACTTCGACAACTCCCAGTTCAAACACCGTTGTTTATGTTGGTACATTTCCAGCAGGAACCCCAGCAAGTTTGACAGCAATTACTGAAGCTGGAATTTTTAACGCATCTAGTTCTGGAACTATGCTTTGTCATACAATTTTTTCTGCTGTCAATAAAGATACTGGCGATACAATGGCAATTACTTGGACAATTACTTTGTCATAATCTATGAGCACAATTGTTACCCGTTCTGGTAAAGGTTCTCCTCTAACAAATACGGAGGTAGATACCAATTTTACAAACTTGAATACTGATAAGGTTCAAGTGACGGGTAGCCCTACGACTGGCCAAGCAATTATTTGGAACGGTACTGCGTGGGTTCCTGGGGCTAGTGCAACATATCCTAGTGCAGGAATTGCGAACTCTACAGGTACAGCATGGGGAACTTCTTACGGAACTTCAGGAGCGACCTCGGTTGTTCTTAGAGACGCTAATGTTAACGCGTCGGCAAATACATTTTTTTCTGGGTTTAGTAATGTTGCTGCTGCTGGAACTACGACTGCTTTAACTGTTAGCTCAGTTTATAACTGGGTTGTCACTGGTTCTGGTGGGCAAACGTATCAGTTGCCTGATGCCACTACTCTACCTAATGGTGCAATTTATACCTTCAACAATAACCAAAGTTCAGGAACAATTGTTGTAAAGAACAATTCATCAACTACGATTGCAACCATTCAATCAGGTGGTTTTGTTGAAGTTCTTTTGTTGTCAAATGCAACCGCTGCGGGTTCTTGGGACACGCATAATCAAGCTCCTTCAAACGTTAGTTGGTCAACCAATACATTTGATTACGCAGGGTCTATTACTTCTGCAACATGGAATGGAACGGCTGTAGCAATCAATCGAGGTGGTACAGGCCAAGCAACTGCTACGGCTGCATTCAATGCTCTTGCACCAACCCAAACGTCAAACTCAGGTAAATTTTTAACAACCGACGGAACCAATACATCTTGGGCAACCGTTACAGCTGGTGTATCTCAGATTGCTGCTGGATCAAATGTAACAATATCGCCAACAGGCGGAACAGGTGTTGTAACTATTAACGCGGCTGCAACCACAGGTGCATACACAAGAACAGCGTTTACAGCGACTTCAGGTCAAACTTCATTTACAGTGACTTATACGGCAGGGTATGTTGAGGTCTTTTTAAATGGTGTTTTACTTAATGCAACGGATTACACAGCCACTAGCGGAACCGCAATTGTTCTTAGTACAAGTGCAACAACAGGTGATATTGTTGAAGTCATTGCTTACAACGCAATAGCGTTAGGTACTCTTGTTTCCACTGGTGTTCTTGGTGGAACGGCGGGTCAAGTTTTGACTTCCAATGGAACAAATAGTTATTGGGCAACATCAAGTGGTGGCGGCCCAATTGATCTAAATGCTACAACAATTTCAAGTGCAACTTCTTTAAGTAGCGGGCAAAATGGTTTGAGCGTTGGCCCAATGACTGTAACTGGGTCAGTAACTGTACCAGCAGGTCAGCGCTGGGTCATTTTATAAGGATCAAAAATGAGTATTATCGTAGACGGCACAAATGGACTTGTGCTTCCCAGTTGGACAACAGCAACTCGACCTGGCTCACCCACAGTGGGGCAGATGGGCTACAATTCAACAACAGGACAAATTGATCAGTACACTGCTTCTGGGTGGACATCAATTGCGACTTCAGCAGGTCTTTCAACAGGCAAGGCAATTGCAATGGCAATAGTTTTCTCTTAATTAGGAGTATTTAAATGGCAACCCCATCACAAAATCCAAATATCGTTAATGTAACGGTAATTAAAGGTAACACGGCCTATATTGTTTCGTCTGGAACAACTGCAACAACCAACTGGACTTGCGACGGAGCATCTGGAGGTGCTACTTCGCTGACTGGTTTGACGCCTGCAACTGCGACAGTCAATAAAATTGACAACCTCGTTGTAACTAATACATCATCATCTGCTGTTGCTTGTACTGTTGCAATTTCAAACAACTCGACTTTTGCGTCTGGCACTGCTTACCCAATTGTTTCTGCTGTTTCAATTCCACCAAATGCTTCGTTGATCGTTACGGACAAGACCACTGGTTTTTATCTAACAGAAAATCAATCAATTGGTTTAACATCTGGAACAACAGGTGGTGTTTTAACAGCAATCGCATCATTTGAATCTATTACCTGATAGGAGACTTTCATGTCTCAAAGATATACAGGCGGGGCTCTTTCCGTTGGTTTAACTGGCATCAATTCACCTGTATTAACGGTGGAGTATCTTGTTATTGCGGGCGGTGGCGGTGGCGGTGGCATTTCAGTTGGTAACTACCCTTCTGGCGGCGGAGGAGCTGGCGGCTTGTTAACGGCAACAGGATATTCCGTCACTGCTGGGTCTTCTATCACAGTTACCATAGGCGCTGGAGGTAGCGGCGGTGCCGCTGTTACAAATGGAACATCAGGTTCTTCTTCTGTTTTTGGTTCTATTAGCCCTACAGGAGGGGGAGGAGGCGGTGGTGGTAATTCTTCTTCTGCTGTTAATGGTTTATCTGGTGGTTCTGGTGGTGGAGGCAATGGCGCGGCGGGAGCAGGTGGTTCTGCATCACCAAGTGGTCAAGGATATGCTGGAGGAACAAACTCAGTAGTAAACGGCGGCCCTCAATATAGTGGTGCGGGTGGGGGCGGTTCGGGTTCAATTGGCCTTGCTGGAACAAATAATTTTGGAGGTAATGGTGGTACTGGAACAGTATCTTTAATTACTGGAACCCCCATTCAATACGCTGGTGGAGGCGGTGGAGGAGCTTACACAACTGCTGCAGCGAACGTCAATGCTTACGGTATAGCCATTTCTACCGCAGGTAATGGAGCACAACTTTCTACAGGTGTGAGCGCTTTAGCAAATTATGGTGGAGGAGGTGGAGGAACTGGATCTGCATCTGGACTTTTCTCGCCTCTTTATGGTGGCAACGGTGGTTCTGGCATCGTAGTGATCCGTTATCCATCTTATTTAGCGCAAGCATCAAGCACAACAGGTTCTCCTGAAATGTACGTTGTCAACGGATGGCGTGTGTACAAGTTTATTGCCTCTGGCACTATTACATTCTGAGGTTCTATGGCAAACGGTTTATTTAATCTTAAACAAGTTATCCAAGCGGTTCAGCAAGGTGGTTGGCCTGCTCAAAAAACGCCAATGGTGGAGTATCTTGTTGTTGCTGGTGGTGGCGGTGGCGGATCATATTCTGGATCGGGAGCAGGTGGTTTACTGCAAGGGGTTCTTTCTGTATTAAATGGTCAAACACTTTTAGTTACTGTTGGTGGTGGAGGCGCATCAACTACTGTTGGAGGAAATTCTATTTTTTCTTCAATCACAACTACTGGTGGCGGGACTAGAAGTAGTGTAGATGGTGGTTCTGGTTCTGGTGGATGGAATGGGCCGTCTTCAAACACTATTGGTCTTGCTGGACGAGGAATTTTTGGGCAAGGGAATGATGGAGGATATGGCCGTGATGTAGGCGCTGCTTACTTTGGCGGAGGTGGTGGTGGTGCTGGCACACAAGGTCTCCCCGCCACTAGCAATTCTTGTGGCAATGGCGGCGCTGGTATCTCTTCGGCCCTTTCAGGAACAGTAACCGCATATGCGGGTGGTGGTGGTGGTGGTCAAGCCTATGGCGGTAGTCCTGGTGCTGGAGGTGTAGGCGGTGGCGGTGCTGGAGGTGATAGCGGTTCAACTTATAACGGTTATGCAGGTACAGCAAATACAGGCGGTGGGGGCGGTGCAGGTTCCTACGGCCCACCTGGTGGAAGTGGCGGAGCAGGCGGCTCTGGCGTTGTTATCATTCGCTATCCAACCGCATATGCTGATGCCATAACCGTAACCACTGGAACAAAAACTACAGCAAATGGGTATACAATTTATACTTTCCTTGCCTCTGGAACAATCACCTTTTAAGGAATAAAAATGAGTAATAGATTAGGTGGTTTTATTGCAGGGCAGAACATCAGCGTGGCAATTGGCACGTTCACGGCTGTAACTTCACCAACTTTTACTTTTGCTTCAACACAAGCAACACCCTCTGTGGGTCAGGCTGTGCAGTTTACAACCACAGGCACTTTGCCAACTGGTTTGTCTATAAACACAAATTACTATGTCATCAGCACAAGTACAAACACTTGCCAATTTTCTACAACGCTTGGTGGTTCTGCGATCACATTTACAAACAGTTCAGGCTCAGGTACTCATACTGCTGTAACCCAACGCGCATTCAATCTTTATGCTGGCGCTCCTGATACCGTTGAATATTTGATCGTGGCTGGTGGCGGATCAAGTTCTGGAATTAATAACAACAACAATGGAAATGGCGGGGGTGGTGCTGGAGGACTTTTAACTGCAATAGGTTATGCGGTTACTCCTGGGTCTGCTATTACAGTTACCGTTGGCGCTGGCGGAGCCGCTGGAGGAACTAATGCGATTGGAAACAACGGTGGCAATTCAGTTTTTGGGTCTATAACCGCAACAGGCGGAGGCTATGGTGGAAATGGTACTACAGGCAACGGAGGCAATGGTGGTTCTGGTGGAGGTAGTTACGCTTTACAAGCTGGTGCTGGCCTAGGTACATCTGGTCAAGGAAATAATGGTGGAAATTCATATCAAAATGGATCAGGCGGTGGAGGTGGAGGAGGCGCTGGTTCAGCAGGAAATAGTTATATTTCGTCTATTTCTTTTTCTCTTGGAGGAAATGGCGGAACTGGAATATGTTCTACCATTACAGGAACTCGACAATTTTACGCTGGAGGAGGTGCTGGAGGAGTCGTTTCTTATCCTTACTCTAATGACTATGATTATAATGCTGTTTCTTTAGGAGGAGCTGGTGGTGGCGGAAATAGCGGAGGTGCATCAAGTGGGAGTCAAGCAATTTATTACCCGCAAAATGGAAAATCAAATACTGGTGGGGGTGCTGGGGCACCAGGAGGTTCTAACAGTTCTTCATACACAAATTATGGTGCTAGTGGAGGTTCAGGAATTGTAATCATTCGTTACCCACAAATTAATTCAGCACCAGCTTTAGTAACAGGTTCACCTCAAGTAAGTTATGCCGATGGCTATCAAATTTACACTTGGACATCTTCTGGCTCAATTACCTTTTAAGGAGAAATCATGGCACATTTTGCAAAAGTAGAAAACGGTGTAGTGACGCAAGTCATTGTTATCGAAAAAGAAGTTCTTGACCTTGGTCACTGGGGTGATCCAACGTCTTGGGTTCAGACTTCATACAACACCTTTGGTGGGGTTCATTCGCAAGGTGGCACACCATTGCGTAAAAACTATGCTGGTATTGGTTACACATACGATTCCCAACGTGATGCGTTTATTCCTCCTAAGCCTCATGCTTCATGGGTTTTAAACGAAGATACCTGTCATTGGGGCGCACCTACACCAATGCCAACAGACGGCAAGCGTTATGATTGGGATGAAGCTACAATCACTTGGAAAGAATTAGCAGAAACTACAAATCAGGCGTAAACATCATGGCTCAATTCAGCGGAATGTGGACTCTTAGTCAAGTAAGTCAAGCGGTCAAAGCTGGTCTTTGGATAGGTACACCTCCGACTGCAATTGAGTATCTTGTTGTTGCTGGTGGTGGTACTGGCAGGATTGGTGGCGGTGGTGCAGGGGGATTACTTGCTGGATATGCTGGCCTTACATCTGGTACATCGTATTTTGTAACTGTAGGTGCTGGCGGCGCAGGTGGCGGGCAAACTTGGGGTTATTCTGGTGCAACCTCTGGTTCTAATTCTGTTTTTGACGCTGCTGGTTCTGGATCATTTGCAGGTCGTATTGTTGCTACGGGCGGTGGTTTAGGTGGAGCTTATCTCGGCGGTTCTGGTGGCTCTGGCGGTGGCGGTGGCGCACCTTCTGCTGATCCTACTATTTCTGGCGGTTCAGGAATATCTGGACAAGGAAATGCTGGCGGTTTGAGTTATACAAATGCAGGATCAGCGGGTAGCGATGGTGGAGGCGGTGGAGGCGCAGGGACTGCTGGTTTAAACGCTCCTCCTAACACTGCTTATGGCGGAAATGGCGGAGCTGGAGTCGCTTCTGCAATCACAGGAACTGTGATCACTTATGCTGGTGGTGGGGGTGGTGGCGGTTATACGTCTGCTGGTATAGGTGGAGCAGGTGGCGGTGGAAATGGCGCTCCAAATGCTGGGACTGCGGCATCTGGTTCTGCAAATAGTGGTGGTGGAGGAGGGGGCGCTTCTTTCTCTACTGCGGCGTGCGGTGGCGGTGGTTCAGGCATAGTTGTTGTGCGCTATCCAGGATCAATTCAATACTTCACTGGTGGCACAGTAACGTATTCCGCTGGTTATGTTGTTCACAAATTTATATCCTCAGATACATTGGCCCCAACAACACCAACTAATTTGCTTGGTGCAAACACAATTGTCTTTTTCTCTTCTGGCACATGGACAGCCCCCGCTGGTGCGACTCAGGTTCAATACCTAGTTGTTGCGGGTGGCGCTGGTGGTGGTAACAGTATTTTTAGTGGCGGTGGTGGTGGAGCAGGTGGCGGCGGTGCTGGGGCTCTATTGACCGCTACAGGAATGTCTGTGACTGCTGGAACTACTTACACAGTTACTGTTGGTGCTGGCGGCAATGCTGGTATTGTTTTTGGCGGTGCGCCTGCTGTTGGTGGAAATTCTGTATTTAATGGAATAACTTCTACTGGTGGCGGTATAGGCGCTTCATACAATGGTTCATATGCTAGTGGAGGTAATGGCGGTTCTGGTGGCGGAGGTGGCGGTAACAGTCCATACACATCCGCAGGTACGGGAACCACTGGTGGAAACAACGGCGGTATTGGTGTTAATAGCACAGGACAAGGTGGTGGCGGTGGCGGTGCTGGTGGGGCTGGTACAAGCGGTGCTGGAAGCACTGGCGGTGCTGGCGGTGCTGGCACTGCGTCTTCCATTACAGGAACTTCTATAACTTACGCTGGTGGTGGAGGCGGAGGTGGCTGGGTTAGCACTGCTGGTGGAACTGCCACTGGTGGAGGAGGTGCTGGTGGTACAGGCGGCTCTGGAAACTCTAGCACTAACGGAGCAAACGGAACGGCTGGTACTGGCGGTGGCGGTGGCGGAAGCGGTGCTGGATCAACAACTTCGGCTAATGGCGGTAACGGTGGATCAGGTATCGTAATTATCAAGTGGAGTTAAGATGACACAAGCTCGCAATTTATCTCTATTCGCTGATAACGTATCATCTTCTGGAACCGTTGCTGTCGCTGGCATTAACGCTACAGGGACACCTTCTAGTTCAACATATCTTCGGGGTGATGGTACGTGGACAACAGCAGGTAGCCCACCTGGCGGCTCTACAACACAAATTCAATATAACAATGCGGGTGCTTTTGCGGGTAGTGCTAATTTAACCTTTGATGGAACTAATGTACAAGTTGCTAATTCATTAAAGTCTGCAAACACTTTTGGATTTAAGAATCGTATTATCAATGGTGGGATGGTGATTGACCAGCGTAATGCTGGTGCTAGTGTTACTCCAGCAGGCGGAAATTATACTTTAGATAGATGGACTTTTCAATTATCACAATCTTCAAAACTTACTTGTCAACAAAACGCAGGTTCTGTAACTCCGCCAGCGGGATTTACTAATTATTTAGGAATTACATCAAGTTCAGCATACTCTATTGGTGCAGGAGATTTTTTTTCTGTTAGACAAGTTATTGAAGGCTTTAATATTGCTGATTTAAATTTTGGTTCAGCCAATGCTAAAACTGTAACTTTATCATTTTGGGTTCGCAGTTCTTTAACGGGAACTTTTGGTGGTGTTTTAACAAATAGTAATTACACAAGAAGTTATCCTTTTACTTACACAATTTCTTCTGCAAATACTTGGGAACAAAAATCTATTACTATTGCTGGAGATACAACTGGAACTTGGGCTACAAATAATGCCGCTGGACTTAACGTTGAATTTGGTTTAGGTATTGGTTCAACATATAGCGGTACTGCTGGAGCGTGGTCTAGTTCTGCTTATGATTCAGCCACAGGAGCAACATCCGTAGTCGGTACAAATGGAGCAACTTTTTACATCACAGGAGTACAACTAGAAGTAGGTTCACAAGCCACAAGTTTTGACTATCGTTCTATTGGTACTGAGTTGGCTTTGTGTCAGAGGTATTGCACAGTTTTTGGAACCCCCTCATTGAATCAATCTGTTCACCTTGGGACGGGTTCCATGTACACGGGAACCGCTGTCAACATATCTGTTGCTCTTCCAGTGTCCATGCGGACAACTCCAACAATTTCAAAAACAGTAAATGGTTCGAGTGTATGGTTGCAAGTTTATATTGGCTCAAGC